GTGGAAGGTTAAGCGTGAAGTAGTCGAAGACTCACTCGTACCAACGATGGCAATGAAAAACCAGGGGCAACTATTCCTCATATCTACTGCAGGTGACTCGACCAGCGACCTGATGCAAGCGTACCGGCAGCGGGCCCTCGACCGTTTAGAAGATCCCGAACCGGGCAGTGTCCTCCTACTGGAATGGAGTGCACCGGCAGAAGCGGACCCCGACCAGGTGGATACGTGGCGATGGGGGTCCCCGGCGTGGGACGATAAACGTGAAGCGTTCGTCCGGCAGCAATGGCACCGCATCGAAGAATCAGCGTTTAGGCGTGAATACTTAAACATGTGGGTGATCCGGTCGAACCATTGGCTCAAGGAATCGTATTGGAACGCGTGCCTCGATCCCCTGGTCGAGCTCCCCACGGACGGGGTTTGGTCGGTTGCGGTCGAGTGTGACTTCGACGGAATGGGGCACGCCGTAGCAATAGCAGCTCCTAACGTGAACGGGCACATCGTTGTCAGGGTCACAACCCACCGGACGATTGTGGAAGTGGACGAACAACTACGCAAGATCCGGGCCCTGCATCCAAGCCTATATATTCAAGTGACGCCGGGTTATGTGGACCGCATACGGGAAAAGTTTGATGACCTGGTCGGTCAACGTGAAGCGGTCGTAGCGACTCAGATCCTCGTAGACCTCTTTAGTCGCCTACAAATCCGGCACGATGGAAGCCAAATCTTGCAGGAACATTTTGGTAATTCGACGATCTCGCAGCGGCAAGGCGGTTGGGTTATAACCGCACCTATGGGTCGCAGCGGAATTTATGCCGGTCGGGCAGTGATGTTTGCCGTGTCGCAAGCCTCAAAGACTCCGCGAAGTGTAGCGATGATTCGCTCACGCCGACCGCGACGCGCATGAGCCTCTACATTATTACCGGCCCCCCATGCGTCGGTAAATCAACCTACGCCAAACGGTACGCCGTCGAGGGTGACATCGTCGTAGACCTTGACCGTATCGCCCTATCAATCGCCTATGAAGACTGCGCTCACCATACGTACCCGAAACACATCCGGGACACCGCCCGGCTCATGAGAAAAAGCGCCGTAGCCGCCGCCATAATAATTAGCCGAAAGAATGACGCCTACGTGATTGACTCCAAACCCGGGTCGAACGCTCGACAATTATATAAACGCAACGCCGCCGTATTCATTGATCTCACCGCACCGCTTGCCGTCCTTACTGCCAGGTGTGCAGCGGAGCGCCCCGCGTGGGTAATGAAAATACTCGTAACGTGGTGGGATGTCCCCGACGATGAAGCGACACGCCGACACGCATAAATCACGCAAACACACACAAACGCGATCAAACCGTGGTAAGGGGCTACACTGGCCCCATGGTGTTCCCCCGAGCCCTTTCACTCGTGCGCGGTCAAGCGTCCCTTTCCCGGACGATGGCGACAGCACAGGAACCTGCAGCCGCGCACGTACGTGAATCCTCGGGACTTTATGCCTTACTCACTAACCAGTTAGCCGGTCGATCTACTCGACCCACCGCCATGCAAGTCCCCGCGTTCGTTGACGCCCTCAAGACGTACACGCACACCATTAGCGCCTTTCCTTTGCGTGAATACTTCGACGGGCAACCCGTACCCGCCCGGCAGCTCCTATCACAACCAAGCCCGATCTACCCGTACGCCAACGTTATACAGCGCACACTCTCAGACCTTCTCATGTTTGACCGGGCTTACTGGCTCGTGATTGATCGGGACTTCGCCGGATACCCCGTATCGGTTGAGGTTATGCGCGTCGAAGACGTCATCGACACACCGGCCGTCTTCTCCGGGATCGAAGAGACTCAGCAACCACCGGCGGACCCTTTTTATTATCTCGCCCGACGAGTACCGACCCGGGACGTCATCAAATTTTACGGGTCAGGTGAAGGGGGATGGCTCGCCAACGGGGCTACCGCGATCACGACGGCGGCAGCATTGGAAGCCGCTACCTTGATGTATTCCGAAACACCTATCCCCACAGTGGCACTCAAAAATTCGGGGCCCGATCTCCCCGCCGAACAGGTAGATGCCCTACTCGATGCGTGGGAAGAAGCTCGCGCTAACCGTGGCACCGCATATCTCAACAACACGATCGACGCGCAAGTCATGGGCTTTAGTGCCCGCGACGTCCAACTTGTTGAGGCTAAAAATATGGGGGCCGTCGCTATCGCTCGCCTGGCTAATCTTGACCCGATATGGGTCGGGGCCGGTGTACCAGGTTCAAGCCTTACGTATTCAAACAGGGTGGACTTATATAAAAATCTCGTTGATACGGCTCTACGCCCCATAATGAATCTGGTATCGCAACGCCTCTCAATGCCCGATGTCACCCCGACCGGTTACGTGATCGACTTCGATACGACCGCCTTCTTGCGTGACGACGTAGCGGCCCTTGCCGAAGTGATAACGAAGCTCCTACCGCTGGACGTTATTAGTGTGGATGAAGCACAAAACCTTTTAGACCTACCTACCCTCGGCGTATTTAACATGAATGGAGCGTTACGGTGAAACAACTCAATACCGAATCAGTCGTCATCTTTGAAGAGCGCGAAGACAAAACCGGCGACATCGTCGGCAGCGGTCACGGCATGGCCGTCCCGTACAACTCCGAGACCATGATTGGTGGTGTGCGGGAATCGTTTGCACCTGGCTCCTTTGACCTAGCCAACGTGATCGGCAAGCCCTTGGCCTATCGGCATGGGGAACCGGTCGGGAAGATCACCGGGGCCGAGAACCGCGAGGATGGCCTCTATATCGACTTTGAAATCGTGGACACGGCCCTAGGCCGGGATGCCGCTGTACTCGCCCGGACATCCACTATCAAGGGATTATCGGTGGGGTTTAACCCGGTGAAGTCGATCATGAGCAAAGCCCGGGACGCGATCCAACACACCGCCGCGAACCTACTCGAAGTCTCACTAACCCCCTACCCTGCCTACTCCAACGCTGGAGTAAGCGCCATAAGAGAAGAAGAAGGAGCAACAATGTTAGAAACAACCGAGTCGACCGAGGTTAACTCGGTGGACATTGAAGCACGCGAATCACTGAAAGCACTACGCGAGGAAGTACAAACAATCGCCGCTAAGGCATACACGTCAGAGGCTCAGCACCCAATGAGTGCCTACCGTTCGTTCGGTGAATACTCCAAAGCAGTGCTCGCCGGTGAAGTAGAATCCCGCGCACTCGCAGACCAGATCACCACAAACAACCCCGGCCTTCTACCTCCTAATTGGATGATGGACGTAAAAAACATCGTCGACCTTGGCAGACCAGGAATCACCGCTTTTGGTGTGGAATCCGCCGGAACAAGTGGCATGGAGTTTGCCTGGCCTTTTTTTGACGGTGACCTAGCACTCATTGTTGAGCAGCAGACCACAGAAAAGACCGAAGTTAATTCCGTTCGTATCGACATCAAAAAGGGCACGGCAAGCCTTCAGACGTTCGCAGCCGGTTCCGATATTTCCTACCAGTTGCTCCAACGCTCAAGCCCGTCCTACCTTGACGCACACAATCGGATCATGGTCGCGTCCTACGCACTCATCACAGACAACGCATTCGTCGACGCAATGCTCGCAGCCAGCACTCCACAGAACTACAACTTTGCGGGCGACACGACAGGCGCGGAATTCCGCGCAGGAGTCTTCCAGGCGTCGGTCACCGTGGAAACGGCAACCGGCCGCGGGGCAGAGTTCGTGCTAGTGGCGTCCAACGTGTTTGCAGAAATCGGCGGTTGGTCGACGTTCTTCCCATCGGCCTACCCCGTCTCGAACGTGTCAGGCGTTGCAACCGCTGGAACTCTTGGAGTAAACGTCTCCGGCCTGCCCGTCATTCACGACCGCAACCTCGCAGCCGGTGCGATCCTTGTATCGAACACAGCGACCGCCTCCTGGATCGAGGACGGTCCAGCCCTCGCCACGGCGGAGAACGTAGCCAACCTCGGCCGCGACATCGCGATCTACGGTTACGGTGTGAGCGCCGCTTACACCGCCGCCGGAATCGTGTCCCTTGAAGTTGTCTCGTAAAAAACTGACAACCAGCGGAAGGTAGTGAAGGTCCCGATATGGCATTGGTAACCGGTCAGGAACTGGCCGACAATCTGGATATTGAGTACGAGACACCCGACAGTCTCGTGCTCGACTTGCACGCGAACTCTGCGTGTATTCTGATCGGTTACCTTGTCACGCTCGCATCGTTCGCAGCCGAACCGGCACCCCTGAAAATCGCGGCAATGACCATAGCGGTCGAGACATACCAAGCCGCGTACGCGGCCGGGGGCGAATCTATTAGCGTGGACTTCACCCCTAGCCCACGGATTAACTCGGCGCTAATGGCCCGGGTTACTGTCCTACTCGCCCCTTACAAGCAGATGACGACGATGGTCGGGTAATGGCACTTACCACGGAAGCACGGGAGTTAATCGTTACGAGCTTGACCGGGCTCGGGTACAAAATTTATGACACGGTGCCTACGGTCCCGGTGACCCCGTCGGTCGTCATCGTCCCCGACTCTCCGTGGGTGCAACCGACCCGGATCGGCTCAACCCTCAAC